GCTGCGAGGCGTGCGAGGGCAGTCCGTTCGTGGCGAAGGCCCGCACGATGGAGGCTTCATCGCAAGCCACCGCCGCGGCCGAGCCGGTGGTTCGCGAAGCCCTCGACCTGCCGCCGGAGTTTCTCGACAGGATCAAGCATCTCGACATCAAGCCTGCCACGCCGACCGCACCCGCGGTGTTCAAGGTTGAGCGGATCGGGACCACGATGAGCCCGGAGCAGCTGGATGCGGCATGGGCGGCCATCAAGAACCGCCGCGAGGAAATGATGGCGAGGATCCGCGGCGAGGCCCAGCCGATCAGGTCGGAAATGGTGACGCCTCCAGGCTGGGAAATGAAGACGCTGGGGCCGCGGATCATTGGCCTCACCGGCCCAGCCGGCTGCGGCAAAAACCTCGTGGCCAGCATGGTGCCGGACGCGGTCGTGATCCAACTGGCCGACCCGATCTACGCGGCCCTGTCGGCGATTCTCGGCATCCCGGACACCGTGCTGCGGCAGCGGGCGACCAAGGAAAAGCCGATCGACTGGCTGGGCAAGTCGCCGCGGCAGCTGCTCCAGACTCTCGGCACGGACTGGGGGCGGACGCTGGTTGCCGAGGACATTTGGCTGCGGATCGCGAGGCGTCGGATCGCGGAACTGGCTGAAAGCGGTGCGGCAGCGGTCGTGATCGCCGACGTGAGATTCGACAACGAGGCACGGATGGTGCAGGAGATGGGCGGCGAGGTCTGGGGCGTGGACCGAGGGCCGACCGCGGAGGTCTCGCCGCACGTCAGCGAAGCCGGCCTGTCGCCCGGCATGGTCGATCGCGTGATCGACAACACCGGCACGCCGGACCAAACCCGCCAGCGCGTGCTGGCGATCCTCGCGGGCTGAACCCATGGCCGATCGACACGGACGCGGCACGGCTGGGGGCATACCTGGACGCCCGTACAATGGCGGTGGAAGGAGCACGGCCGTGATTGCCCGGTGCCGCTACGAGGACGCGATGTTTCGGCACACGGCCAAAGGTCGCGAAGCCCTGGCGCCAGCCGGCGAATCGTCAAACCACGTCCACGTGAGCGGCTCCAGCAAGGCCGGGATCGGCTCCATCACCAGCCGGACCACGGAGACGTGGTCGTTTTGGCAACGGCTCGCCTTCGAGCTGGCCGGAGCCGGCGACCCGTCAAAGGCGATCGTGCCTTTCTGCACCGTCGAACAAGCCCGCCGCCTCCACGCCGAAGGACTCATCAAATGATCGCCGATGCCCCTGTCGCAGTAGCCACCGCCATGTCAATGTCGCCGCTGGACAAGGCCAAGGCGTTTGTCCTCGCCGCCCAATCGGCCGCCGCTGACGGCCTGACCTGGCGGGAGTTCGGCGAGTTGATGGTGGCCCTGCTGCGGCTGCTGATCGAGGCCATCGACGCCGCTCCGATGATGAGCGGACAGGAGAAGAAGGCGTTCGTGCTGGACGCCGTCGGCCGCTTGTTTGACGCCGTCGCCGACCGGGCGGTGCCGATGGCGGCCTGGCCGCTGTGGATGCTCGCCCGGCCCGCCATCCGTTCGCTCGTGCTCGCCCTCGCATCCGGCGCGATCGAGCAACTGCTGCCCCTCGTGAGACTTGCCTGATGGTCACTGCCCTGCTGATTCTCCTGGCTGCCGCCGTGCTCGGCCGGGATTGGGTGCTCGAGCGGCTCCGCCTGCTCGCGGAGTCTGGCCAGCTGCCGAAGGTGGACGCCCGGCACGCCATCGCCGCGGCGTTGCTCGTGGCCGCGGCCGTGTCCTGGTCGTGGCAATCGCAGCCGGCCGACGAGCCGACCCCGGCCCCGGAGGCGGGGCCGCTGGTGCTGGCAGGCAAGTTTGTCGGGCCGTCTGCCGGAGCCGACGCGGTGGCGTTGGCTGGACTGTGCGACGAAATGGCGGCGTGCATCGAATACGACGCCGGCAAGCCGGAACCGCGGCTCACGACCGGCGTGGCCATGGACGACATGCGGACGGCCGCCCGTGGCGGGCGGTTGCAGGGCGGCTCCATCGGTGATCGGCATCCGTTGGTCCGCGATGCGGTCCAGGCGTACATGGAAGCGGCTGTCGGCACCGCCGGCGGCCCGCTGACGCCCGAGCAGAAGTCGAAGTGGGTGGCGGCCCTTCGCACGGTGGCCCGGGCCGCGGAGGCCGCGGTGCGATGAGCAGCGACCGTACACGCTTCGAGATCAGGGTCATCCTCCCGCTGGCCCTGGTGGTGCTCGCCGGCTGGGTGGCGTGGCAGGCCGTCGAGACGGCGGCCTACCGGCCCAACATCACCGCCACCAACTTCGGCTACACGCCGAACCCGGCCGGCACCCGCGAGTTTCTGGCCGAGCTGGAGCATCCGACCTTCGGCGATGCCGCACGGGAGGCGGTGGCGAAGGCCAAGGGCATCGACACGTTCCTTTACCGGCACGTCTACAAGGCACACGAGAAGCACTACGCGACCCCGTGGGTGTGCTGGAACCAGGGCGAGCACGGCTCGTGTGTCTCGTTCGCGTTCGCTCTCGGCTCGTACTGCGGTCAGGCGGTGGACTTCACGCAAGGCCGGATGCCGCGGCCGCCTCCGGAGGTGGCCACGGAACCCATCTACGGCGGATCGAGGACGGCCGCGAGGCTCCCGCCAATCAAGGTGAACAACGGGGGCGACGGCTCCTACGGGGGTGCTGCTGCCCGATGGATCTCCGGACGGTGCAAGGATCCAACCGTCGGCGGGATCCTCTACCGCGAGGTCTACGGCACTGTGGACCTGCGGAAATACTCCATCCCGCGGTCGGTGGCCTGGGGGCGGGACGGCGTCCCGCTCGAGCTGGCCCGGCTCGCCAACAAGACCAAGGCGGTGGCCGTGGCCCAGGTCAACACCTGGGAGGAACTCTGTGCCTCGATCGAGCGCGGCTCGCCGGTGGTGTTGTGCAGCACCGTCGGCTACGGCAGTTGGGACGGCCGGATGCCGGTCCGCGATGCCGACGGCTTCCTGAACCGCGGCAAGAAGTGGTCGCACGCCATGCTCGTCTGGGCGACACGGCACGCTAAGAACGGCAGCAAGCGGGACGGCGGCCTGATCCAAAACTCCTGGTCGAGCCGGTGGTGTGCAGGCCCGAAGTGGCCTGCCGATCAGCCGGACGGCTCCTTCTGGGCCTCGCGGGCGGACATCGAAGCCGCCCTCCAGCAAGGCGACTCCTTCGCCATCGGCGGCGTCGATGGCTTCGAGTGGCGGGAACTCGACCACGGCGGGTGGCTGGAGGTCGGGCCGGTTGAAACGCTCACCAAGCGACCCGCGCGGGACGCTGGCATGTTCGTGGCTTTCTGACGGGGACGCATGATGAAACTGGACCGGAACACGCTGGCGATCGTGGCCATCGGCTTCGCGATTGGGTGGTGGTGGGCGTCATGTCCCAACACTCCGAAGCCATTCACGCCGGCACCTGACCGCCCGGTCCTGCGGTTCATCGCCAAGGCGGCGAAGACGTTCCTGTGGGTGGCGATGTTCGCGGAGAAGTCGCCGGAGCCGGTCGAGGCCGAACGGCACCACGTTGTTCAGGCCCGAGTCGGCGATGACGGGTATCCGCTGGTCGATCACGGAAGGGGGTGGTGAGCATGCTTTCGCTCTGGCGGTGGCTGATCGCCTTCCTGACCTGGTTGTCAATGGAGCCCGATGCGATGGAGCGTGAAGCTCCGCGGTCGGCGGCTGCGGTCGCATACGCCTACGCCTCGCTCGCCTCCGGCGACCAGGCTCCGGCTCCTGCTCCGCCGGCTCCTGCCCCGAGCGGGAAGTGCGAGTGCGGCTGCCGCGACGGCGTGTGGAAGCCGGACGGCCGGATCACCGAGCAGTGCCCGTGCCCGGTGTCATGCCCGTGCAAGGCTGGCAAGTGCCCCGACGGGCGATGCCCGCCCAAGAGGTAGCCGATGGACGGCATGTCGCAACTCCAGGCCCACGTGCGGAGCCATCTGGCATCGCGGGTGCAGTACGCCCAGTCCTGGCGCGTGGACGAACTGACGCGGCTCGTGGTGCGGTACTGGCCGCACCTGCACCTGGAGGAGATCGAGCGACTGGGCGGACCGAACCACAAGGCGATCGACCACACGATGACGCTGGTGAGGGCACAGGTCCGCGAGCGATGGGAGGCGGTTCACGGCGTCGGGCCGCTGTGGCCGATGATCCTCGGCGGGACCGTGACAGCGATCTCGCACGTGATCCTCGGCCTGTGGTGGCGCGATTCGGCGTGGCGATCGCGGCTTCAAGAGATGGGCCGAACGGCGGACTGAATCTATGGTCGGTACTTCGTGCGATGTCGATCTACTGGACGTGGACCCGTTCGCAGGCATAACCGTAGACGCCGAGTTTGCAGGCCTCATACCGCCCCTTTCGGTTGACGAGCTGCGGGAACTGGAAGCCAGCCTCCTCGAGCACGGCGGGGCGCGTGACCCGCTGATCGTGTGGGATCGCGGCGACGGCTCGCATCCTGTGCTACTCGACGGTCACAACCGACTCGCCATCTGCCGGCGGCTCGGGCTGCCGTTTACCGCCAAGGGTCTGCGGTTTGCAGACCGTGACCAGGCGGCGAAGTGGATGGAGCGGAACCAGCTTGGGCGGCGGAACTTGAGCCGGAACGATTTCATGCTGTTGCTGGGGAGGCTCTACAACCGCACCAAAGACCCCAGCGGTGGGCATGGGCGAAAGAATCACGCATACGCCGGAAGGAAATCACGGCGAACGGCCGACCAACTTGCGGAGGAATACGGGGTCGACGAAAAGACCGTGCGTCGGGCTGGAAAGTTCGAGCAGGCGGCCGAAAAGTTGGGCGTTGCGCGAGAAATCGCGTCTGGGAGATTGAAGGTTGAAGCCTCAAAGCTCGTCGCCGCCGCCAAGTCTCTGCCAGACAACCCGACCCGCGAGCAAGCGTTGGAGGCCATTGGCAAGGCATTGGCGGCCGACGGCCGAAGCAAGCCACGCGACCAAGGCCGCGTTTCGCAAAGTTGGCTGCTTCCAGCCGATCCCGCCGACTGCCTGAAGGCGATCCGGTTCTATGCAAAGTCGTTTGTGATGCGGTGCCCGGAATCCATTGATGCCTTGAACGACCTACTCCGTAGGCTGATCCAAGAGAACACAGAGCGGGTAGACTGAAATCAGCAGCGTGGAGGAGCCTAGAGTCCTCGCCGGCCTCATAAGCCGGAGACCGTTGGTGCGAATCCAACCGCTGCCACTTGCCGACCGGTCGGGTGGCGGACCACCACCGCCCCGAAAGTGGCTTGCTCGACCGGCTGGCTGGGCCGACACGTACCGCAGCCCGACAACGGCTTGGCGACGGGTGGGGCGGCCCTGTGGCTGAAACCCCGAGCCGCTGCAACACGCGGCCGGGTCGCCGGCGGGAGCCCCCATCCGCGCCGCTGCGGCCGCTGCCGGGTGGGGGTGCTCCCGGCAGCGGCACCGCTCACTTCACGACAGTCACGACAAGTTCGATCAGGTCGTGGATGGCACGGGCCAGCCGGGAGTCCGTGCCGAGTTCCTGGCCGATGCGGATCAGGACAAGCGATTGCAAGGCGGCGTTCCAGCGGCGTTTC